CTTAATGTAGAGGTAATTTCATAATGACTATAGAAACCAAAAGACAAGAATTTATAAAAATTACTGTTGTTCGTCTTAATAAACTACTTGATAAAGGAAATACAAGAATGGAGATTATAGATAAATTGAAAGATGCAGGGTATCAAGAAGATACTATTATTATGTTTTTAGACATAATCAACGCTAACAAAAATACAGAGGTAACTTCATAATGAGCATAGTAAATTCAAAAGTAATATTAGACGATCAAGATCAGGCTAGAGAATGTTTCAGGCTAATACTTGATATAGATAACAAAGAGTTAGCTGATGCACTTACTACTGTTGTATCTGATGCACTTATGGCTAAGTACAGAAAAGGCTTAGATGACGGTTGCAATATTGGTAGGGGGAAATAATTATGGATAAACATAGAGGAAAGTACGGTGTCGTTAATATCAACATTCCAATAGATATTAAAGATCAAGCTAAAGCATTTTGCAAAGAACACGGTTTAGTATTTTCAAAGTTTGTAGAACACGCTTTAAAGGATAGGATTAAAAAAGTTAAGCGAATCTACGAGGAATTAGATAATTAAATGTTAAAATAGAATTAGACACTGGCTAAGAGGTAAATAACAGTCTTTCTAGTGATGCTGTAAATGGTAGTAGGTCTTTTAGTTAAAGTGTCTCCGTTAACCTACTACCAACACTAGACTATCATATCTCTTTCATCCACATAAACAATAACGCACCTGCAATTTATAACATTCTTTGCACCACCTGCTGAATCTCCGGCAAATTTCATTTCAGTACCACCAACTAAGAAAGTTTCGTCTATGTCTGTAATTTGCCCACTTGCTGTAGCGTGTGTTGGTCTTGTTCTAGCATCAATGGTTGCTACCCACTGCTTTAACATTTTAGTTCCTAAGTCTTCTTGTAGTGTTTTGTGATATGAATGATTTGCAAAACTTGCAGCATTGTGTGTTTCTGTTCTTGCTATAAGTGCAGCACGACTTCTACTTATTGGAAGAAACTTGTCTGATACTAGCTTTGTTATCTGTTGTAGTGTTAACCCATCTGCTCGTCCTATATCAATAGTTTCTGATATGCGATTAGCTAACCGTTCTGTAATGCCGGACAAAACTAATTCCCTAGATGTGAAGTAAGTATTTACCAAAGTTTCAAAGTCTATACTTCTTCCAAAGACAAATGCTTCATCTGCTTTTCTTCCGAAATCATATTTATCTTCATTGGATTTGTAGATTGCTTGGAACACTCTTTTATAATGTGAAAGCATAACAGGCATAAACTCTTCATTCAGTGTTTGCACTGCAGTTTGTGATTGATATAAACCAAACTCTTTATATAGATACAGTTGCACATTGACAAACTTTCTAAACATTGTATTTAAGTTTCTATAAAATCTTTTTTCTAGGTTGTTGCGAAGAACAAGTTGTCTGCGAACCTCGGCTCTTGTATTAACCCTACCCTGTACAAAGGTATTGAATTGATTGGATTGTTTGTTTCTAATCATATTTGACTAAAATTAGGCTTCAGACATGGCTTCTAAGAGCATCTGTTGATGCAATCAATAGTCTAGTATTAGCGAAGTTAAAGGCTTTTTTCGGGTTCACGATACTTTACGCAGCGTCGTAAATCTATGTCCAACGATAGTATCTGAAGGTTCGCCACCCTGATAGACTCTAATTAATGCAGCAGGATTTTCTTCAGTTGCGTTCAATGTAAAGTCTGTCTTAGGAACAGGTAGCTTTCCACTTCTTACTATCTTAGTAATCTTACCTCTTGCTCTTCCACCGGAACTATCCCAAGAAACCATATCTCCTACTTTCAAAGAATCAGCTTCAGCTTTACCTTCTTGTTCCCTTACTATTTGATTCCTTACTTTGGTTGACCATGAGAACCCTGCATCACCACCCCATAAAGCCCATGCTATGCGACCTGCTGAAGGATAGCCCTCTTCACCTTGACTAAATCCTTTGCCTTGTTTATCTACTTCGTGTCGTGAAAAATAACTGTACATTCTTTTGACAGTATCAATGGATAGGTTTTCCTTATTCATTAATTGATTTGCTCTAGCAACACCTACTGTAGTACCACCCCTTTTAAACTTCTTTCTCCATTGCAGACCTCTTGCAGCTTCTTCTGCCATAGAGTTTGTTGGAACTGTGTCTATATCTGATAAGGCTTTTTCTTCTTCTAATAAAAATGCTATAGCCTTGTCAGTTTCTTCATCATCATAGTCAGCTACATCATCTTCATTAACTGGATCAATAGGCTTTTCTACCTCACCGTCTGATATTGGAAATAGATTAGCTGATATGTATAGATCGTCAGCACCATCTACAGGTTCTAGGTTAAGTTGTTGCCTTGCTTCATTCCTAGTCATGATGCCTTCCCTTACAGCACTGGTAACATTCTCATATGTTCTTTTTACTCTTTCAGAGAGTGCAGGTATAGAATCAATATCAAACTCTAGGCTTATCCTGTCATCAAACATTGGCACTAACCACTCATTAAGATCAGATGCTACCTTTCTAAGATGTGGGATAATTGTTTCTTCATACAGGGCAAGTCTTGCTTCTGCTACATTGGCATAGGTCTGTGAATCAGGAACACCCACCAACTGACTTGGTACACCGAAACAAAGAGCAATGTCTGTTGCACTCATGTGTTTGAGATTAGCAAAGTCCATGTCTTTAGGACTCATACCCATTTCTTTCCAGTCAAAATCTCCTTCAAGCAACATTGGTCTACCTGCGTTCTTTGTTCCTGCAAACCTGTTATTCATGTCAGTGAGTAATTGCTGTCTTTGTGATTCAGTAAGATTGACTGCAAACCCTGCATCATCTTGTGGCTTAAATATAATAGCTCCACTTGGTCTTGCACCATTCTGTAATAGATTTACATTGTGTTTACTAGACATATTGAATTGATCTACCTCAACAGCAGCGGCACTCATTGGACTTAACCCATAGTAATCGTCTAATGGATTCCATAGCTTAATATGTTTGAGTTCACTATAGCCGTTTACCTGATCTACTTTAAATGTATTTCGCACTTGACCATTCATCACATATTCATACCTGTCAGGTATAGCACTCATGCCACCTTTAATTTGTATGCGATCAGGTCTTAGTTGATGCAGTTCTTTTGGCGCACCTATTTCACCACCTACCTTTAGTATGTAAGCATTACCACTTAATAGTATGTACCCATACAAGCTGTTAAAGAACTCACTGTAAGATTGCAGAGGGTTAGGTCTCATTAACAAATCTTTTAGTGGGTGTTCTTCAATAATTTGATCACCAATCTTTAGAACAAAAGGAACAGAACTTGCACCTTTAGCTATCTCATTTACACATCTATAGACAATAGCATTTTTGAGGTAACCCTCTTTAGCTAAGTCTTCATATTTGTATTGTCTAGATTCTTCAGTGCCTACACCGAAGTAACCCATCATGTTTGAACTCTTTGTCTCTACCTTTGTAGTGAAGATATTTTTGATATTGTCTAAAATTGCCATTAGCTAATTCTCCAGTTTATATTTCCCTGCGATTTGCTAAGTTCGGTAAGACCCCAAACAAGAGCATCTAATCTATCAGGACTGGGTTTCACCTGACCCACATAAGTACACATTTGTGTCTCTAATTCAGGGAAAGCTCCACAATGATGAACTTTTTTTTGCTCATACAATGCAGCGATAGGTTCTGCTCTAAGCATCTTACCCCTTGTTGCTCTAACTGATCTATAAGGTATATTCTCGTCAATACTCCTTAACAGTCTTTCAACTAGGTCGCCACCGTTGTTAGTCTCAGCAACTATTCTATCTGCTTCCCATTCGTAAAATGTTTGTATAGCCAGTCTACCCCATTTATCAGGAGAATACTTACCTGAAACATCTTCTAAGACATAATACTCATTATTATGGTCTTTGCCTACTACTACAATGCCTGTTTCATCAGAAGCCTCTCCTGAAGTTACAGCAGGGTCTATAGCCACAATGATAGTTTTATAGGTTTTTTCGTTATCACGAGTCAAGCGTGTTTCTTCAATTAAGTTATGTGTCCATAAAGCACCCTCTATATCATCAAGTATCTCAGCATATAACTCTTGTCTACCAAGTGCTGTTCCTTCGTATCTTTCACGCATCATTTCAAGTGCTGATTCAGCTAAGTTAGCTTCGTTCTCAAAAGTGTTTCCTTTTGTGATTGCTACATCCTTTCTAATAACCAATCCTTTTAAGAGTGGTATAGGTTTTGGTGTTGTTGTGATAATGCACTGTGGTTGCTCACCAAGTCTTAGACCAAACATTAACTGATCAAATGCTTCAGGGTATCGCCAAGAAGCCAATTCATCACACCAAGCTCTATGAAACTGGGGACCCCTGAGTCTTTCAGGATTGATTGCTGCATAGCCTACTATCTTAGAGCCATTAAATAATCTTATCTCCATGACACTTGCTGAATAACCTTCAGTACCATATGTAGTGTCTAAACAGTCTTTAGGAATAATAGACATAAGTCCGGATGGTCCATTGAAACAAACTCTTCGGAGATCACCAAAGGTCGGAGCTACTACTGCTGATATAGTCTTTGGATTTCTAAGTGCATACAAAGCAATGTCCTGTGCACCAGTTCTTGTCTTACCCCAACCCCTACCTGCAAGTATTAACCATATGAAATGATTAGCTTGTGGTTGTAGTTGTTTGTCTCTTGCTGTTTCTAACCAATTAGTGCGTAGTTCTATCGCTTGGGCTTCGGCTTTGCTCAACTGAGTCAAGCAGTTCCATAGCTCTTCTGAAGGCATCTGTGTCTGTAATTTCTGCATTTAGTTTCATGTTTTCTGTTGATTCGCCTAAAGCCAACTTACCTAGCTTTTGGGCTTGTAGTGCAGCATTACCTAATTGCTGAACCATTATTGGTGAGAACTTTTCCTCGCTATTTGGGTTAGCAGTTCTTTTTTGATTATTTTCATTTAATAACATACCTACTTCATTCATTAAAATTTTAGCTATTCGTAATGCAGTAGTATCAAAACTTTTAGATTCAACAATTAAGAAATCCTGTCTTTCTTTGTCTAATCTTTGCAGGTACTCTTTGTGGAATATTTCTTGTTGTGCTTTCCACCCTTCTTTCTGTGCCCATTTGTATAGAGTGCTTTTTGCAACTTTGTATTCAACGGCTAACGCATCTATAGACAAGTATTTTCTCTCGTCACCTTCTGTGTCTAGTCCTTGCACATATCTATTGCGTATCTTTTCAGCAAGTTCAATAGTTAGTTTTGTAGCTTTCTCTTCCAAAATTTATCCAATAATTCTCATTAATTCTCAATGACAGATTCAAGTCTAAGAGATTACACAAACAATGTCTATTACTTTTTGCACATATTGGGTTGCAATGTTTTTACAATAGATTACAATAACAACTGTTAATAAATTGAATAGGAGATACTATGAATAACTATAATGATGATAGGTTAACAGCCTTACGGTTACTGAAAGGAATGTTTACAAATTATGTAAATGATTACGATGTTTTTGAGGATAAGGCTTTTGCTTATGAGTGTGCTGTTAAGAGAATACAGTTACTTGCTTGTTGGGATGAGTTCAAAGATGAGGTCTTACAATGGTATGACTTTGAAGTAGTGGGGGTTCAACATGGATAATTTACAAGGTCAAGAATTTGCCGATCTTACTCCCTATCAAAAGGAAGTAGTTCTACTAAGTATTAAATATCAAATGGATTTAATGAGTATGAAGTTTAAACAAGTTCAATCATTTCTTTCACCTGCTGATTGGAAAAAATTACAAACAGTTGTTAAACACGGTAAGAGGTCGCACTAATGGAAAAGTCTGAATATTTTATGTTATTAGAAACATTGACCACTGATCTTATTAATGTCTTAAATAAACATTATCCAAAAATAGGTTGTGGATACACTAACCTACAAGATGAGTTAGCAGTTAAATATACGCTTGATAGAATTGCCGTTATCAATCAAACGAATCTCAATATTATTTTTCCTAATAGGGATGCGCCTACTGTAGATAATCAAGGTGTGATTACACATGATCATTATTGGGATTGTGAATGTCGTGATAATTATATCCACTCAAAGTCTATTGATAAGTATTGTGCAAGTTGTGATTCATATGTAGAAGATCAGCCTGATTCTCACTTCATGGAAGTCCAACAACATAAATTAAAGTTGAAACCAACATTTGATGATTGTTGAGTTGTAAAAAACTAGCTTAAATTAATTCATTTATTTCATCCTAAAAGGTTGTATATGTAACACCAGTTGCTATAATAACTACATAACATGATAACGGAGTATAAGATGAACGGATTAAATAACCAAAGAACCTACGGAGTTGAGATAGAATTTATCTCTAATGAGTGGGGTCAGAGAGACTTGCTAGACAGAATTAATACACAGGCTAATTCATTAGAGTTAGATATGCCTAAAGTTTACCTAGCTAGTTATTCAGATACAGACTCTTCTAAGTGGAGACTTAAAACTGATAGTTCTGTTTCCGGTGGAAGGGGATACGGACTTGAACTTGTAAGTCCAATTTTGAAAGGTGAGAATGACATGATTATTCTAAAGACCTTTATGGAATTACTTAATAGCAACCATTGTGATGTCAATAGAACTTGTGGTCTTCATGTCCATGTAGGTGTTAGAGATTGGGGCGTTGATCAATTTAAAAATCTTGCTAAAAGATATTCTAAATTTGAGAAAGCCATTGACACCGTTATGCCTATTTCAAGAAGAGAGAGCAATGGTAATTACTGTAGATCACACAGCAATGTAACCGGTACTAATCTTGCTGAAGTTTTCAAGACTATTAGCAAATGTAGAACTTCTAGGGAAGTTGCTGGATTCTTTCAAAGTGGTAGGTACTACAAACTTAACCTAGATAGTTTTTGGAAGCACGGCACTGTAGAATTCAGACACCACAGTGGAACGATTTGTCCTGCTAAGATTGAGAACTGGACAAGGGTATGTATCGCAATGACAGTTCTTGCTGACGAGAAGCGTTCAGTTAAAGTGGTAGCAGGTGAAACTCCTTCACATTTTAAAAACAAACTTTCTAGTTTTATGAATGGTCTAGTTAAGACTGGGCAAATTGATTCTACTGTTAGAAGGTTTTACACAAAAAGAGCGAGGGCATTATGCACAAGTTAAAATACACCATGAAGGGTGGTGCAATATTTGTAGGTTTTGACAAGTACGACATTGTACAAGCCATTTCAGAATCAAGTTTTGCACCTTGCGATACTACAGAAATTTGGATGATGGAATGTGCTAACCGTATCGCTGTGCAATTTGGTTACAGGTTAGATTATTACAATGCAGATACTTTTATTGACGAGTTACTTAAATATGAATTATTACAGGAGATAAAATAATGTTTTACTTTGCTTACGGTGCTAACCTTAATATAGAAAATATGAAACACAGATGCCCTTTAGCTAAACCAATAGTTCCATTTACTTTAGATGATATGGATTTGGTTTTTAGAGGGGTAGCTGATATAGAAAACAGAGCAGGTTCAAAAGTACATGGTGCTTTATGGGATATAACTGACAGGTGTGAAGCCTCTTTAGATATATTTGAGGGTTACCCAACTTTATATAGAAAAGATTACTTTACTGTTAAGTTGACTGATGGTTTAGCTAGGGATTTTGGGGATACTGCTGATGTACTTGTTTACCGTATGAACAGAACTGGTTATTCACAACCAAGCTCTATGTATTACGAAACCATAAGACAGGGTTATAGGGATTTTAATTTAGATCATACTAAACTTGTTGAAGCTAAGAATTTCTTCAGTAATGTTTATACAGAATCTAATACTACATGGGAATCTAAACAATGGGGTTAAAAGCCTATTACTTCGTTGGGGGTCTACTATGGGTAGACCTTCAAGAAGTTCACCATGAAGGTGTCAGAAGCCTTATTTCTTAATCAAAGTCTCTTCCTTCTACATCCGGAACCCAACCTTTACTAAACTCTTCTCCACTGCCCTTTTCCGTCATTGGTGCAAAGTCATATAGACGATCAATTTCTTCTTGTTCCATTCCTAACATTTCCATAATTTTTTCATCGCTGTATTTGTGTTCATCACGCATTTTTCTGACAATGCTAGTCATAGACAAAATCATATGATTTCCTCTTGCTCTGTTATGTACAACAGTTGCCACCATCTGTTGTGCTTGATCTACTTCTTCGCTGAGAAATACCACCGGTACATAACCATCAGTTAAGGCAAATATTTCTTCATCGGCTGAAACCGTCCATCTATGAAATCCATCTACTATTTCGTTTGTTGAACGAGCAACAATGGGTTGTGTCCAACCACATAATTTAATGCTTGTTTTAAGAAGCTCTAGTTC